TGCCAGTTTTCGCGCAACGATCTCTATTCCGCAGTCGCAAGGGGGCGAACTACCCCCTGACCACATTCCGAGTCACCCGGCTCGTGAAGGAATGGGGAGCGATGATTGGACTAAAGCAGAATCTGGGTTGCCATTCGCTTCGGAAAACTTTCTGTTGGTTCCAACGCACCAAGTACGGAGCCAGTTGGGAAGTCCTGAGCCGAAGACTAAATCATAGCTCGCCCAGTATCACTCGATGTTATCTTGGCCTGACAGATGAGTGCGTAGAGGAAATTCTGCATCACACCATATAAACAGAATGGGCCTCATAGCGAGGCCCATTCGAAACCGTTTAGTACAAGCACAATTGATGATCAGAAACTGCATTCAGGCAATTTTAAAATAGCTGTTGCATAAATTTTTTACTGACTTACAATAGGTCCCCTCGTCACTATTGCGAGAGAGGCGCTCTGTCATGCAGCGAATATTGCCTAAGTCATTTTAATTAATGGTTTCATGTTTTCAAGGAGGAATCCATGCCGTTGAAAACGCTTATGGCTCTGGATGACGAACTAGGGCGGGCCATGACGCCACAGGAACTCGCCAAGAGGCTGAGAGTGAGCGTCAACACCGTTCGGAAGTATCGCGACCGGTGGGGCGGTGTCGAAGTAGCTCCAGGGAAAATCAGGTTTTTTGAGAACAAGGTTCGGGAGGTAATCCATGCCAGCGCTGATAACGAAATTCAGTCCGCCGCGATGGCGGGGTGTCGTCACAGTCAAAGGGAAGCGAAAAGAAAAGCTCTTTCCCGACGGGACCGAGAAGAGCAAACGAGCTGCGGAAAAATGGGAGGAAAGACAACGGCGCAAGCTGAAGAAACCGACCCCGACCGACACGGGCTTGCCGCCGACGGTGATTGACCTAGCAAACCCCTACCTCGACTTCGTCAAGGAACGACAGTCCAAAAAAACCTACGCCGAGAAGCATGGGGTCATGAAGCGCTTTGTCAGCCGATTTGGCAAGTCCATGTTCCTTGAGGACATCACCGTCCCCGAAGGACTAAAGTTCCTCACAGAGCAGTATAGGAAGCGTTCGGGGTATGCGGCGAACAAAGAGCGAAAGGTCCTCGTCACCGCCTGGAATTGGGGTAAGAGGTATCTGACGAACTTTCCTGACCGCCAGTGTCCATTCCAGGTCATCGACCGGTTCCCGGAGACGCGACAGCCCCGGTATGTCCCACCTGAGGAAGACTTTTGGAAGGTCTACGAGGTCGCTTCAGGACAAGACCGGGTCATGCTGCTGGTGTTCCTTTTCCTCGCCGCACGGCGCGGCGAAGTTTTCCGGCTCAAATGGGCGGATATTGATTTCGCAGGGAATACCGTCACCCTTTGGACGAGAAAACGCGCGGGAGGTGATCTGGAACCTGACCCGGTCCCCATGGTGCAACGGCTCAAGAAGATCCTCATGGCGTGGTGGGAGCACCGCCCCATTGTCTCCGAGTACGTGTTCGTAAATGTGGAAGAACATGCCTTCTGCAAGGAATACCGGGGGCAGCCCTTCACCAACCGGCAGCACTTTATGGAGCGACTATGCAAGAAAGCAGGGGTCAGAGAGTTCGGGTTTCACGCGATCCGTCACCTCACAGCGAGCCTTCTTTACCGTGAGGGACAGCCCGTGGCGGTGGCCCAAGCTGTCCTTCGTCATAAAAGCCCCCAGACCACGACTCGCTACCTCCAGACCCTTGGTCTCAAGCAGACCCAGGAAGCTATGGAAACTGTCATGGGGCAGCGAGGCCCCACAAAGGTGGTCAGCATCCAGAAAGCTTCGCAAAAGTGAGAGGGAATACCGGACTATTGAAGTCGTAAATGTGGACTTCGTGTGGACCAAAGAAAAAGCGGGTTACCCTGGACAGGTAACCCGCTGAATTTCTTGGCGTCCCCAAGGGGATTTGAACCCCTGTTACCGGCGTGAAAGGGGGCTTGCAACCTCCCGTCTTCCTGTAATTTCAGACCCTTACCCTTGCATAAGGGGGAAGGAAAACCACGAATTTGCACCGGGGGGGATACAGGGCGGGATACAGAAAAAAAGGCCGCCCGATGGTGGGACACCGGGCGGCAAAACAGAAATCGAAATTGACGGACTGATTTTTCGCATACCGGCCGAATACGGTCAAGGCGAAATGCGTCTTTTGGTTCAGCTTCAAAACAATCTGAACCTCATTCAGCTTTTGCAGGGACAAAACGCGGTCATCGTGGATGAAATGCGCCGCCTTCGCAAAGGGGGCGCATCATGAGCGCGATCAAAAACGCCGCGATCAAGTTTGCTGAATCGGGCATGTCCGTGATCCCCCTTGGCGGCTACGGCGAAGACCCGCCGAATTGGCTCATTGAGCGTTGCGACGGTGACGTGGACAAGGCCCGGGAGAAATGGCCGAAGACCCCGCGCCTTAAGTGGGAGGAATTCAAGACCAGGGCCGCCACGCCCGAAGAGGTGGCCGCGTGGTTCAAGCGGTGGCCCGGGGCGAATTTCGCCCTTGTGACAGGGCAAGTGTCCGGGGTTATCGCCGTGGACGTGGACGGCCACGACGGCGCCGCCTGGGCGGAAAAGAATCTTCCTCGCACCGGGATTTACAACCAAACCGCGAAGGGGTTTCACGCCCTTTTCCGGGTCAATGGCACGCCTGTAAAAAATGCCGTCCGCATAGCCCCCGAAGTGGATGTGCGGGGCGATGGGGGCTACATCGTCATGGCCCCTTCTGTCCATCCCACAGGCCGGGTCTACGAGCTTCACAATCCGTATTTCCCCGACAAGGACGGGTGGGCGAACCTCGCCCCCTTTTCCTGGCCCACAGAAGCCCCTCAAGGGCACGAAAGCCCCTCCCCTTCCCATGGCCTTGAGAAGATCGGCCAAGGCGGCAGGAACGACGCCTTGACGCGAATGGCAGGCCGGTGGTTCGGCAAGCGCCTTGACCCCGATGAGGTTGTACTTTTGGCCCTGGCCTGGAACCGGGATTACTGCGATCCGCCGCTTGCCGAGGGCGAAGTCAGGCGCACCGTGGAGAGCATCGCCAAGAGGGAGCGGAACAAGTCGGACGGATCGGACAAATCGGACAAATCGGACGGATCGAATTCAATCGGACAAGATCGGACAGAATCGGACGGGCATCGGACAGAATCGGACAACAATCGGACGGGCATCGGACAGACCCGTCAAGATAGCTGCCGTCGCTTCGATGGGAACCTGACCGCAGAAATCGAGGAATGGATAAAAAATTCAACGGGTTCCTTCACTGTCGCGGACGTGGATCGGGAGTTCGGGCTTACGATGCGACAGGACAAAAAGCGGCGGACGGACGCCCTTCGCGCGTGCGCGCGTAAGAATATAATACAAAAAGACAGAAGAATAACAGGAAAGTACCATGTTTTAGAGACAGAAGCGGAGTGGATCGACCTCACGGCCGTTGACGAGGCGTCTTTCCCGCTTGAACTGCCCTTGGGCTTGACCTCCATGGTGACGATCCCGCCCAAGGCCGTGATTGTCGTGGCCGGGACCACGAATAGCGGCAAGACGGCGTTCATGTTGAACGCCTTGCGCCTGAATTTCGATCAGGACTACGGCCTTGCCTACATTATGTCGGAAATGGGACCGTCCGAATACAAGCAGCGCGTCCGCCTCTTTGGTGATCCTGTCGAGGATTGGGCCGCCCGGGTAAAAGCTGCATCCAAGTCAAGCAGTTTTGACGGCATCATCACGCACCACAACCCCGATGGTTTGACCGTGGTGGACTTCCTGGAAGAGATCGACGGCGAGTATTACAAAATCGCATCCGACATCCGCACCATGTACGATGCCGTGGGCAACGGCGTAGTCATGATCGGCGTTCAAAAGAAAAGCGGCGGACTGTACGGACGTGGAGGTGAAGCGACTGCCGAAAAGGCCCGTTTGTACCTCAGCATTGACACCATGGTAAATCGTGACCGTTGTTCCGTCTGCGCTATCCGGATTGTAAAGTGCAAGAACTATCCTGACGGGAAGAACCCGAATGGGAAGGAACTCCACTTCAAGATCGAGCGCGGGCACAAGCTGACGCCTCTTTCCGACTGGATGTATTGCAACGATAAGCAACGTGAACAGTACATCAAGCGATACGAAAAGATGCTTGACACGGCCGATACGCCGCATTGGGGGGACAGGTGATGGATCACATGCAAAAGCGGGCCTTGGAAAAGGCACTTCATGGTTTGGGATTCAGTCAGTCAAAAGCAACCCTTGTCGTCGCGGGAATGGCCGCCCTGGTGCGGGAAGGCGTGCTATCCGTGGGGAACCGGCCGCCTGCCGCGAAGGACAAGGGGAAGCCGTGACCCTCGCGCGCGCGGGAGAGACGGGAAAGAGCATCGCGCAGAACGTGCTACGTTATGCCATGCTCGTGCTACTATCCTGGAAATCTCTCAGGGCTGAGGCCAGATAACCGAGTGTGCCTCCTTTTGTAGAGTTAATTTTCAGGCTTCCGTGACACGAAAAATATCAAGGGTAACACGATGGGGCTAAGAGGGCCAAGAGCCAAAAAGAGCATATCCCCGCCCATGGTCCAGGCAGGTAAAAAGCCAGACTGGCGGGCCAAGGGGCTTTCCCGGGCCGCCCGGGTGATCCGGTTCATCGAGGGCTTGAAGATCACGGCCGGAATACACGCGGGCCGCCGGTTCAAGCTGCGCCCCTGGCAGAAAGAGATCATTCGGGGCATCTACCGGACGAACAAAGCCGGGAAGCGCATTGTCAGGCAAGCTTTGTTCACCGTGCCGAGAAAAAACGGAAAAACTCAGCTTGCGGCCGGGCTGGCCCTGGCCCATTTGTGCGGTCCCGAGGCCGAACCTCGCGGCCAGGTCTTTTCAGCGGCGGCCGACAGGGCACAAGCCGCGCTTCTGTTTTCCGAGATGAAGGCCATGATCCTGGCCGATCCTGAGCTTTCCGAACGCATCATCATCCGGGAGTTCCACAAGACGCTTGAGGATCAAGAGACAGGTTCCATGTATGCGGCCTTGTCCTCCGATGCGAACACGAAGCACGGCTTGTCTGCTTCCTTCGTGGTCTATGATGAACTTGCCCAAGCGCCAAACAGAACGCTTTACGACGTACTGGCTACTTCTACGGCGGCCCGTGCGGAACCTCTCTTCGTGGTCATCTCTACGCAAAGCCCCGATCCGAACCACGTCATGAGCGAGCTTGTGGACTACGGGCAGCGCGTCCTGGCCGGAGAGGTGGACGATCCGGCTTTTCACGCCACGATCTACGCCGCACCAGAAGACGCCGATCCGTGGGATGAGACAGTGTGGCACGCCTGCAACCCCGCCCTTGGTGACTTCCGGTCCCTGGACGAAATGCGGACCTTTGCGGCCATGGCCCGGCGCATTGGGGCAAAGGAAGCCGCGTTCCGCGCCCTGTACCTGAATCAGCGCGTTGACGCCGATGAACGCTACATCAGCACCGTGGATTGGCTGGCCTGTAGGGGCGAGATTGATCTTGAAGCACTGCGCGGGCGGCCCTGTTATGCGGGCCTGGACCTCTCTTCCACCACGGACCTGACCGCCCTGGTCCTTTTGTTTCCCGAAAACGGGGGCGCGGTTCTTCCCTTCTTTTGGCTTCCAGGCGAGAATCTTCAAGATCGAGAAGACAAGGACAAAGCGCCCTACCTCTTATGGCGGCGTCAGGGATTCCTTGAGACGCACCCCGGGCGCGCCGTGGACAAGCACGCCGTGGCCCTGCGCCTTGCGGAATTGGCCGCAATGTACGACCTCCGGGCCATCGCCTATGACCGCTGGCGCATGGCCGACTTGCAGAAAATCTTGTCCGATGAAGGAATTGAGTTGCCCCTTGAGGGCCACGGCCAGGGCTTCAAAGACATGGCCCCGGCACTTGAGGCTTTCGAGGCGCGGCTTTTAAGCAAGGCCCTCCGGCATAACAATCCCCTCTTGACCATGTGCGCGGCCAACGCCGTGGTGGACAAAGACGCGGCCGGAAACCGAAAGTTAAACAAGGCCAGGAGCTTCACCCGGATTGACGGTCTTGTCGCCCTGGTCATGGCCTGCGCCATGGCGGGCCGGGTTCCCGATCCGGTGAAATATGACTTTTCTTTGCCCATTGCGATAAATGATTGAATTTACATGGAAAGAATTTTTTTTGAGCAGCTTGACAAAAATACGATTCGATTGCATCTTATCCGCGAGGTCAACATGGAAACCAAAACTTTCGCGCAAATCGTTCTTCGGTCCTTGATGACGCCGCTTTTCACGACGGCCGAGGTTGCGGATATGCTCTACGCGAACCCCGTCACCATCCGGACATGGCTTCGCCGGGGGTATCTCAAGCTGCAAGGTGGCGTCCGGCCAGGGACGGGAAAAACCATGTTATTCTCGCCGTTGGATTTTGTTTCCGTCATGGTATTTTCCCAAGCGTCAGAGTTGACAATCCCGCCGGGAACTTTTGCGAACCAGCTGGCGCGGCAAGCAATGGGGGCAACCCTTAACCAATTGCACTTAATTGCCGGAACTAAAGACTATGAAGATATTTGTAAGCGCGATTTTGAGGAAGCTGCAAAAGAAGTAGATTTGCAAAAGTCATGGGATGGATTCAAAAGATACATTATTGCCATTTATAATGTAATTTCAAAGGCTCCTGCCATTATTTCAGCAAATAATTTTGAAGACATGAGCATCTCTTACAACTCTCTTTTCATAGCTATTGACTGCAAAGACTTGGCGGAAAAGGCATTATCACTTCTCCTTTGGCACAAAGATAAGTTTGCGTCCAAAGGATAGTGTTTTTTTAAGCGCCTAAAAGATTCACATGAATCTAAAATCAACCCTCAAAAGGAGAACAACAAATGAAACTTCGTGACCTTCAGGAACGCCGCACCGCCCTGGTGATGGAAATGCGAGAAATTACGGACAAGCCCGCCGGGAACGGCGGCGACCTCAGCGCCGAACAGGCCCAACGCTTCGACGCCCTCAAGGCCGACTTGGCCGGCCTGGAAAAGAGCATCGAGCGGCAAGCTTTCATGGACGAAGCCGAACGCCGGGCCGTGGGGAGCCCCGTGACCGGCAGCGGCGATGCGGCCTTTGATACCGAGCTTCGGCATTTCAGCTTGGTGAAGGCCATCGCCGCGAAGTCCGGATTGAACGTGGACGACGGCCGGGAGCGCGAGATTTCTGCCGAGCTTGAGCGCCGCAGCGGCCGAAAAGCCCAAGGCGTCATGGTCCCGATGAGCGTTTTCGAGAAGCGCGTTGTGACCACGGCCCTTCCGGCTGGCGGCCCTGGTTCCAACCTCATTTCCACGGATCATCGGGGCGACCTGTATTTTGACCGCCTGCGGGCGCGGCTGGTGATCCGGCGCTTGGGTGCCACGGTCCTTTCTGGCCTTGTGGGCAACGTGGATATCCCGGCCCTGTCCGCGTCCGCGTCCGCCGGATGGGTGGCCGAAAACGCGGCCTTGACCCCCTCCGATCCCGAGTTCCGCCAAGTCACTATGGGGCCGAAGCACGCCGGGGCCATCGTGGAGTTGTCGCGGAATATGCTCATGCAGACCTCGCCCGACATCGAAACCCTGGTCCGCGACGACTTGGCCAAGGTGTTGGCCGAGGCCGTGGACAAGGTGGCCATCAAGGGCGGCGGCACGAACGAGCCGGACGGCATCCTCGAAACCTCGGGCATCGGGTCCGTGGCTTTGGGCGACGTGGGCGCGGCGATAACCTGGGATGACGTGAACGACCTGGTTGCCCAGGTCGAAATGGACGACGCCGACGCGGGGGCGCTGGCCTTCCTGACAAACGCCAAGGTTCGCAACTCCTGCCGCAAGGCCCTCAAGGTTTCGGGCGATGCCGGGGCCGGATTCATCTGGTCCGAGCCTGCCGCCCTGGCGGGATACCCGGCGGCCGTGACCTCCCTGGTCCCGTCCAACCTGACCAAAAGCACCGGGACGGCCCTGTCCGCGATGATCTTCGGCAACTTCAACGACCTTCTCATGGGCTTCTGGTCGGAACTCGACATCCTTGTGAACCCCTTCGAGTCCACGGCTTATTCCAAGGGCAACGTCCAGGTCCGGGCCATGATGACCCTTGACCTCGCCATCCGGCATCCGGAATCTTTCGCGGCCATCACGGACATCGTGACCGCGTAAAAATTGTCCATCGCGAAACGTACCGTGACGGTGCGTTGTCCAGGCGTGGCGGCCTGGGCCTGAAGAGCAGCCTAAAGCGGACACCATGAGCGAAATGATGACACAAGATTTCCCCTCCCGGGCGGGACAAGGGATGCCCGGAATGGGGATTCGGCAAAGGCGTGATCTGTCCCTTGAGTTCCGGCCGGCCGAGGTCCGGGGCCTCTCCGGCCGTGGGCTCAGGGGATACGCGGCCACCTGGGATGCGGAAGCACGTATTGCGGATTTCACAGAAGTCATCCGGCGCGGGGCCTTCGCGGCTTCCCTGGCGGAAGGGCAAGACGTGCTGGCCCTGGCGGATCATGACCCGGCCCGAGTCCTGGCCCGGACGCGAAGCGGAACCCTTCGGCTTGCGGAAGATGACCATGGGCTTGCCTTCTCCCTGGACCTTCCCGAGACGACGGCGGGCCGTGACATCCTGGCCCTGGCCGAGCGCGGCGACCTTGGCGGCATGTCCTTTGGCTTCACCGTCATGCCCGAGGGCGAGAGATGGGAAGGCAGGCGGCGGGAGCTTCGGGCCGTGCGCCTGCATGAGATCAGCGTTGTTTCGAGCTGGCCCGCTTATCCCGAGACCACAGTGCAAGCCCGCGCCCTGACTCCGCGCCTGAATCTGGCCCGGCGCTACATGGAGACGTTGATATGAGCCTCAAAGACCGCCTTTCCCGCTTCTTTGGCCCAAAGGTCGAAGCCCGATCCTCGGAACCGTCCTGGGGCATCCTGGGCGGCCTGGGGGCCTATGGGCCGACAGTGAACCCCCGGACGGCGGAAAACCTGTCCACGGTCCTGGCGTGCGTGCAGGCCATTTCAAGCGGCATCGCCTCGCTTCCGGCCTATGTCTACCGGGTGAACGCGAATGGCCGCGAAGAAGCCCCTACGCACGCCCTGGCCCGGCTTATCGCGGACGGTCCCAACCCGCGCCAGACATGGCCGGATTTCATCGAATTTTTGGTAGCCCAAGCCTTGCTTCGCGGGAACGCCCTGGCCGTGATCGTGACCGATCCGGCCGGGCGGCTGGTCGAGCTTCGGGCCATCCCATGGGAATGGGTTCAAGTCCAGGTCTTGCCATCCGGAAGGCTGGTCTACGACGTGACCGAAATTTCGAGCTTGTACGGCGGCCAGGGGCGGCAACGGCGATATCTGGACAGCGAGGTCATCCACATCCGGGACAGGTCCGATGATGGACTTGTGGGCCGTTCTCGCCTGTCCAGGGCGGCCGACGTGGTGGCCGGGGCCGTGGCCGTCCAGGGCATCGCGGAAGGGCTTTACCGCACTGGCATCAACCCTT